GTGCCATTTCTGTGTCCGTGGTGTAAGCATGGACTCCATGGCAGCAGCAAAGCGTTCAAGTGCCAGGATTGCTGTAGCATCAAAGACTTTCTCTGTTTTCTTTTCGCCTTGTGTCGTGTCGGTGTTGAACCAGTTTTCACGCGGCAGCACACGCTCTGCAATCTCACGCCAGTAGTTGTCCCAGTTGGCACGATCTCCGACCAGCGTGTCGTGGTCACGGATGATTTCAGATGCGCGACTATCCATACTTAACCTAACAGTGTACGAGAGCCAGTTGCAGCAGCTTCACCGCCGCCAGACAAGACTTGTGCAGCAGCTCCCTTTTGACGACGACGAGTCATGCCTGAAACAGGCGCATCAATAGGTGTTTGTGGCAATGGCTGTGGTGGTGGTGGAGCTTTAGGTTTAGATTTTCCGCCCATTACGCACCCCCTAGTTTCTTAGCACCAGTCTTAGGTGCAGATTCAGCCAGTTGGCCTGTAAGAATAGTTGCTGCACGACCAGAACGCAGACGCTGTTCATCACGCAGTTGCTGTGCGCGTCGAGCTTCGTCAATCTGCGGAACTGGTGCTGGCGCTTGTGGTTTGGGCATCGAGCCACCAAAGATTCCACCCATGTTAATCTCCAAAAATTGAATAATCGCTGTTCGCCACACCAGGACGATCAAGCAAAGGTTTACCTGCACGACGCACACCTTCTACTGCATAGCGCAAAGCGTCGATGACGTGATTCTCTTTATCTTCCAGCACTGGGAGAACCTGTCCAGTGATCTTATCTACCTTGTAGCTGTACAACGTCAGCTCATCAATCGTATGCTTGCACCGAGGATGCACGATGATGTCGTAATTCTTCAGCCACTCAATGCCGTCCTCTATAGACTTCGGCCCCTTGACCGCAGCATGAATGCGCGGGAAGCCGTGCTTCTTGACATGACTGATTGTCTCTGGTCTTGCACTGTCTGCCGTTATAGGCCATCTCTCAGACTCAGGCACCGACATAAACAGGTCAGGGATGTTCATAATTTCACAGCCAACCTGGTACGCTTCGTAATCAATGAATAGCTTGCGACCTACTGTAAAGCATCGAACCAATACGGTGGGATCAGAAGCGAATCCCCAGTCAGCTCCGAACCTGAGAGTAGCATCGAGAGGAGTATTGAACTCCTCAACCTTCCAGTTATGAAATACTCTAGCCTCGCTGTTAGTGACATAGCCACCGAGCCAGACGTGCTTGTACTTGTCCGGATCGCGCTGTCTGTCATAGAGCATTTCATCTCGCAGCACCTCCGGAAGCCATGGGTTGTCAGAGTAGTTTACCTGCACGACTGTTGCATCTGATGGTGGATCTTCACCACGCAGTAGCACATCAACCGGATCAGTAGCATTCCGCGGGTTCCAACTGAACCACAGCTCTGAGCCAGGATTACGAATAGTCGGTCGCAGCAGGTCTAGCGATAACTGACTAAGTGATTGAGCTTCCTCAACCCATGCACGATCATAGCCTTCCAGCGACTTGATACTGTCAGCCGTGTGATTCTGCATACCCTGAAAGATTATCAGGCCATTGCCACGCTTACTCTTAATCTGTGCGTCTTGCACTTCAAAGTAGTCACCAGCGTTCAGTGCCTCGATCTTAATCTCAAGCAGCTTCTTTACAGATTGAGAAAGTGATTTCTGTATTTCACGAACACATACGCTGTTTTGGTTTGGGTTAGCAATATGCTCCTTCACCATCAGCTCAGCAAAGAAGTGCGACTTACCTGATCCACGACCTCCATATGCGCCTTTGTAGCGCGAAGGTTGTAGTAAAGGTATCGCCCATCTAGGTGTTGGTATCTTTAGGATCGACAATGTAATGTTCTATTTTGCTAATGACATTCAATGGGTTATCAGGATCGCCTGAATGCTCAATGGCTTTAAGATCTGGTAACGCTTTGTCTAATAAGACTTTTCCGATATTAACTTGTACGCTTGTTAATTCTACCTTACCTTCAAACGCATCATAGAATCTGTTGATGATTTGACTGGCCTGTATCTTGGCTCTTACGTCATCTTGGTGACGCTTGCCCATTGGCCGTCCTGCTTGCTTGCCCATTATTTCTTCAACTTGTCTGCACCTGGTGTGCGAGACTTCATTGCCTTCTTGAGTAGTTTAGATCCGGTGTCTGCCTTGTTATATTCTTTTGCTACAGACGTGGGAATGCCAACACGCTTTGCAAAGGATGGATCGTGAGCCGCCGCCGCCATTAAACGAGCTTGAGCTTGTGATTTGCTTGGCATTTGTTATCCATAAAAAAAAGACCGCGGTTAAGCGGTCAGAGAGGAGGCACTGCGAATAAGACAGGGTTTTCAGTCAAATCCCCCTGTAGGACTTTGCGGAAGCAGGTGATCGGTCTGCCCTGGCACTGCTCGATACAGGACTAATGGGCGGATTTCTCCAGCACCGAGTCAATACTATCATAAAAATTATGCGGTTGTCAAACCATCATTCTACGATCTGCCCATGTCATGAGACTATCCATTGCCATTTCAAGTTCATGATCGTAATTGCTTGGACGCTTGCTATCTAAATACCTAGCATTGATTGCTTCCTTTTGTTCTTTTGGCAACGATGTAATCAGCGCATCAATCTTCAGCACATTTTTAAGATCGCTTTCTGTTAGCATTTCTTCAAACGCATCAGACGCAGACTCGCCACCAGACGCAAGAAACGCTGACCTGGTTGGATAGCCAAGTTTATTGCTTGGTCGCTTCATCCACTTTGCCCAGTCATCGAGGATCTGCAATAACCTATCGTTTGTCATACTTTCTCCTGCGCTCACCACGTTTGCCGTAGAACCGTATCATTATCGTATCAAGCTGCATTCGTTCCATGTAGCCGAGCTTCTCTTGCATCTCTGGCGTGATTATATAAATTCCAAGGTCATGGTAGGCATCAGCACGATGTCGCGCCAGCTCGTCATCTGAGTAGTTTGATACGGTGATGCCGCCCAACGAGCTTTTCATATTACCCCAGGCGCGCTCTCAATCATCATCTGCATGGCACATCCGATGTTGCTGTATTGAACGCCTTGCCTTGCTTGATACTTGTTCCAGTTTGGATGGCTTGCACTATACTCATCAAGGTTGAATTGCTTTCCGCCTTCTGGTTTGTGCGTAGTATAACCCATCATAGCAAGTAGGTTATTAGGCAGCTCTGGAATCTCTGGCTCTTTAATAAACACTTGCTGCTCAACTGCCAGTTCATCTTTCTTGATTCCTGCATACTTAGACTCAACAAGTTCCTTTGACTTCAAAACTTTGTCCATGTCAGAGTCGGCTGAGTAGTAATACTGAATTGCAGCACGCCAAGGATATTGCTTCGCCATCATAATTTTAATCAAGCCATCTTCGTGCATCTCACGCAGCAATGTTTCCATGTGCTTGCGCTTCAAATCAAACTGCGCTGCAACTTCTAGCTTATGACGGATGGTGTCTTTCATAAACTCCAGCATAAGTATTTGGCGTTCGGCATACTTGTTTCTATGTGCGACTGTTGTTTTGATGTTTGTGATGTCAGTGCCATACGCAAAGTATCTTTTGGCATTGTCGCCTGTAACCTTCTTCATAACGGCAGCAGTAAGCTGTTCACGCTTTTCCATCGTGTGCATATGGTGTCTGACTGTAGGCTCTGCCAATTTGGTAGCGTCTGCGATTTCCATAGCTGTCATCGGCTGGTCTGACAATACGCTCTGGATTAGTTCCATCTTGCGTTTTGCCTCTAGGCTTTGCTTGCGTGAATAACCAAGCGGTGCTGTCTTGTCTAGTCTAATTGCCATTTGTCTGCCCCTCTATCAACTTATTTATGTACCAATTTGCCTTCCGCAGGTCATCAACCCCGCCTTTCAACTTCCACCGCCAGAGATACTTGATTGCATTTCCTGTGCAGAAACTTTCAAATCCACTTAACCCACTGACAGCAGAATCAATCGCATCAATGCAATCAATCTTGCCGTAAGTATAATGTGATGGTTGGTTTATATTATCGCTCATTAAAAATATCCCTCTTGGTTTTGTATTTTTTAGCAACCTTATTTGGATGTGTAAGGCTTGGTAGATACAAACAATCCTCAGCAGACCATCCCATCCTCATTCTTTTCATAATCGTATTGTAAGCAACATTAACATCATTTCCTCTTGCCCACTCTGCAACTGTTTTTGTAATGCCATTATATGTCAATGTTTTGACATTCTTTGTTTTTATCGTTCTAGTTGTATTGCAGCCTCTGCAAACTGGCCTAAGATTTTCAAGATTGTTGTTAGTAACATCTTTGTCAATGTGGTCAATGTGGCAATTCGACCAATTTATGTTAATTCCACACATTAAACATGGAGGAAGATTATCCCCATATTTTTTGTAAACAATAAACCTATGCTCGTAAACATACCCATCAGAATTTGCTAATGCGTGAGTAGGTTCATATATTCTTTGATAGCCAGCAGAATTTTGAATACGATATTTTCTTGATAGACCTGTTGCTTTTATTCTTTCATCAGCAATAGTTTCAAGAGTGCCTCTGCGCCAATACCTAAAGTAGTGCTTTTGACAAAGCTGTAAAGTTCCGTAGGTTGCATCTCTGTCACAGTCATGCGCTTTGCATTTCATTTTAATCTCCATATTACATAAATGTATATGCAATATAGCACAGATTATAAATCCTTGCATTTGTTTTTGTAGATTCTTTTAATCTCTTGCAAATCTTCAATGGTATATTTTTTTGCAGGATGCGCTCCTTCAAGCCAGTCAACCTTATCAGCACCTATTTTGCTTACAAGCCTTTTCCTGTATGAAATAATGTTGCCTGACAAAAAATTGCATTGGCTGCATCTCTTGTGGCAGTTAAGTTCTTCAAACCTTAACTCTGGACAAGCTCCAGTAGAACGGTAGTGCGATGCGTGCCATTGACCATTCCATGTTGATGGTTTGTCGCAACTAATGCACGGCTCATCCTTATCTCGTAATCTTATATAACGGTTAAACCATTTCTGCGCCTCGCGTATCAAATCCTGCCGCGTTTTTAACGCTTCCTTGGCTTGACGTATCTCTTGCCGCATTTTCTTCGTTGCTACGGCTTCTGCGTGCTTCTGAGCGCATGGTATCGAGCAGACGCGCTGTGTAGTT